TTGGCTTGGTGGGCAAGAGCATATATTAGAGAAGATCAGGGAGTGGGAGAATGAGTAAATTAAACAAGTTGACTGCTGGCACACTAATCGGATTAGGCGTTCTATTAGTAGGATATAAGCTATACAAAGAGTATAAACAAGAACAAGTTAATCAAGGTAATAGCTCAAGCAATGCTGGTGCCTTTGAAGATGATGTCCGATTTGAAAGAGATAAAATTACACTTGATGGAAATGCTATGCTTCAAAACAATTATGCAAGTCATTCAGAATTACAAGATGTAGAATGTAAATTATCGCACTTTATTAGTGAATTACATGCGGTTAAAGAGAAAGATTTGAAAGAATTGGAAGACAGAGTGGAATTTAAACTAGCTTACATAGAGGGGGTTACTTCTGAACTATTAAGTCAATTTGAAAAACTCAGACAAAATGTAGACTCTATTGATGAAGATGTGAATAACTATATGTATAGATGGGAAGTGTAGTTAGAATAACAGAAGGAGCAGGAAAATGAACAATGAAATTATCGAAATTACAGAACTAAGAAATATGGATCCTCGTTTCACAGCATATGAGTTATTAACCAATAGACTGGATCACATAGGCGGACACATTATTCTTTACAAAATTGTCAATGAACAAGGGAAATTCAATCTAACAGATTGCGGCTGGACACTCCAAGCATTGAAGATGTATGGGATAGGGATAAGTGGAAGAGTAGCAGATAGAATTGATGAATTGCTAGCAGATCACCACGTATACAGAGGTATTCAAGACAGCACTCTATTTACAAAGTTGTGTAGCGAAGATGAGCTCAGCGATGAAGTAACAAATTTCTTAGATGTTATCGAATCAATATATAAAGAGTTTTTAGGATAGGAGTGGAAGAATGGGAACTAAACGTATTGCTGACGAAGCAAAAGAGATGATAGAAAAATTTGAACCCTATGGTAGCAGCGAAATGATAGATTACACAAATCTGTTGCGGGAATATATTGACTATCTCGAAGACGAAAACAAAACTTTAAAAAATACTGTTGATGATCAGGTGAGATCCGGGCTTATGGAGGAGTTGAAGAAAAATATTGATAAAAAAATAAAACGCCAGATTCGGGAGGAGTCTCTTATTGAAGCACATATAGAAGTTGATAATACTGCTACGGAAGTTTGCAAGAATGGTTTTTTAAGAAAATTAATACTGCATTATGCTGAAGGAGTTAGTGAAGATGAGTTAATAAAAATGTTAAATAAAATAAAGGACATGACGTCGTATAACAAAAAGTTAGAATTACGTGAAGATGACGAACTATTTGGGCGCGAATTTTACGAACGAGTAGATGAAATAGCGGAACAGAGAATAAGAGATGCGGTGTATAAAGGTTTATTTGGAGAGAAGAAGCACCAAATGATAAAGCCTTGGAACGAATAGGCGTTTTAGATTGATATCATTGATCAAAAAAGCCGACAGTGGGGCGTATTTTGAGCCTAAGAGAGATACGTATATGGACTTAGCGAACTATTGTTTGATGCAGGTGTTAATTATAGAAGAATTAGGAGAAAAACAGGAAGAAATCATGAAGCGATACAGAGAAGTTGTAGCTAATCGGGAGGTATGAAATGAAACGACTAAGTGAGTTTAAACACAACGATGACGAATATACACTATCAGGGATACGGGGATTTAGGGATCAAATCGAGTTTGAGAATCTGTCGTGGGATGAAGTTCGGGGAATGATACGGGATTTGTATGATGCGACTAAATTATTAATTGATTATGCTGAGAAGTTGGAAAGGGGAGGGTATGGTGATTAGCATGGAAGAGATGATTATTCTTAATCGTGAATTGATAACACAATCTACCTTTTTGCATTGGCTACTTGTCATTGTGATTGTGGTTGCATTTATATATCAATTTAACTGGTTCGTGAAGTCAGATAACGAGAGGGTTAGAAGAGTACTTGATTTCTGCTCACTCATTTTACTAATTGGATTTATCTGTCTGTGGGTTTATAAACCGCTACACAAACAAATAGAACGCATCGAAGTCATTGGCTACTTCGAAGACTTTCAGAAGAAAATAGAGAACGGAGGCTATGAAGTCGTTGAGCGCAGGGGAGATATAGTGGTACTGGAAAGGGAGTATGAATAATGAAATATAGAGTATACGAAATAGGAACAAATGTCGGTTTTTCAGGAATGTTTTGTATAGACAAGAAGAATAATGATCTTATGGAGAGTGTTTATCTAGCATTCGAGAAAAATTTATTTGTGGATATACATGTAATGAACAAAGACGGTTCTAAAATAAACGAGAATCCGATTAAAGTTAACCCACGTTTTATTGAGTATGTCTGGGAAGTGGATCGTGACCACTATCCTGTACACCTAGGAGGAAAGAGATGATACAAGCAGTGGGTGAATTTTTATTTATGCTTATTGTAGTCTTCGTACTGTCGTATTGGACGGTGGAGATTGGGAAGATGATTTGGCATATCGTTGTTGAGATTTGGCATCTTATCAAATATTTATCAAAGATTTATTTTTAAGAGGAGTGAGAGCGTGAGGAGCGAGCAGGTACTAAAGGATTATTACAGCGGAAAGTTAGCGCAGCAAATTGAACTAAGGAAATTAGAGCTCGCTTATCCGTCTCAACCGGAGAATGAGGTTAAAATTCGTGTGAGTGAGAGTAGTGTCGGGGATCCGACAGAACGTGAAGTATTAAGTCGAGTGATGGATTTGAGATTGGCTACGCTGGAGCGGAGAATGAAGTGTGTTGAGAAGTTTGTCAGCAACTTAACAGACGAAGATAGACATATACTGGAGTATCGGTACAAGCGTGATTACACGTGGGTTAAAGTTGCTCGGTTGGTGCATATGAGTCGTGCGACGTGTTATAGACATTATAACGACATGCTAATCGATCTAAGAAAATATTTAGCATGGGAAATGTGAGTGTCTCACTATAATGAGACGTTTGGCCGTTTTAAAACGGTATAATTAGTAGTGTGAGAAGTTTGGACATGGGCTTCTTACTCTTTCCGACGGGAGAATACACCTCCTATTCCTAATGGTTTCAGAAAGCTCCTTAACGGGGGCTTTTTGTGTACATAAAAAAATATATTTGAAAGAGGTTATAAAATGTCAAAGCACAATAACAACATTCAAATGATGCCAATTGATACTGTGAAGCCTTACATATATAATCCCCGCGTCAATGATCAAGCGGTCGACGCAGTGGCTCGCTCAATTGAAGAGTTTGGATTCCGCTCTCCAATTGTTGTGGATGAGAGTAAAACAATTATAAATGGGCATACTCGATTAAAAGCTGCTAAACAATTGGGCTTAGAACAAGTGCCAGTTTTGTTGGCAGATGATTTGACCGAAGAACAAGTGAGAGCGTTCCGCCTAGCCGATAATAAAACAGCTGAATTGGCTGAGTGGGATGACGACATGTTAGAAGAAGAATTGTCACTTTTAGATGATATCGACATGAGAGAGTTTGGATTCGAAGAAATTGTTGAAGAGCTGGAGGTTGAAGAAGATGAAGGATTTGATGATGAGCTACCTAAAGAGCCTAGAGCACAGGTTGGTGACGTTTACAAATTGGGGGGGAGTAGGCTTGTATGTGGAGATAGCTTAGATCCTAAAACTTATGAATTGTTGTGCGAGGGAGAAGAAATGGACTTATACTTGACTGATCCTCCTTACAACATAGCTTACGAGGGCAAAACTGCTGAAGCTTTAACTATCGAGAATGACGATATGAGTGATGAAGATTTTAGGACATTTCTATTTGAGGCATTTACTGCAGCAGGTGATGTGATGAAACCTGGTGCCTCTTTTTATATATGGCACGCGGAGTCAGAAAAGTATAATTTTGTTGGTGCTTGTAATGATGTCGATTGGCCCATTCGTCAGACTTTAATTTGGAATAAAAATCAATTTACGCTTGGCCGACAAGATTATCAATGGAAACATGAACCTTGTCTATATGGGTGGAAACCCGGAGCCTCCCATAACTGGTATGGTGGTTATAGCGAGACGACAGTATTAGATTTTAATAAGCCAAATAAAAATGTAGAGCACCCTACTATGAAGCCTATCGAGTTGTTTGCTTACTTGATTAAGAACTCTACAAAACAAGGTGACAATGTGCTTGACAACTTTGGTGGAAGTGGAACAACTATTATGGCTTGTGAGCAGTTAGATAGACACGCCTTTGTAATTGAATTAGATCCTAAATATGTAGATGTTATTATTAATCGCTGGGAAGAGTACACAGGCGAGAAAGCTGTGAAGTTGAATGAGTAGGTGCTGCTATGGCTAAAGCGAAGTACAAAGATTATCTAACGGAAGATGGATTGCTTGAATTAGAGTCATGGGCAAGAGATGGACTTACTGATGAACAGATAGCTAATAATATCGGTATAGCTCGTACCACTTTGTATGATTGGAAGAATAAGTATAAAGACATTGCCGACGCTTTAAAAAAGGGTAAGCGACCTGTAGATGTTGAAGTGGAGAATACTTTGCTTAAGGTTATTCATGGATATGAGTACGAGGAAAAAGATGAGTGGATAGAAATAGACGAATCTGGTCGGAAACGAAAAAAAGTGATTCGCAAGACGAGATATGCTAAGCCAGACACAACAGCGATTATATTCTGGTTGAAAGCTCGTAAGCCGGATATTTGGCGTGGTATGACGAAAGAATTCAAAGAGAAACTGAAAGCCGAGACGGAACACCTCAAAGCAGATACAAAACTTAAGCAGCATGAAGCGAAAGTGCTGGATGAGGAAGTAGCTGGTGGCGATCAAGTGTTCTTTATCGATTCGTCCGAAGAAATGGAGGCTTGGTTGCGTGAGCATCATACTGAACAAACTGAGCGAGAAGATTAATCCGACGTTCTTTCAAGTTTATTTAAGCGATAAACCGAATAAATTGCTAAAAGGCGGACGTTCTGGGACAAAATCAAGTGCGATTAGTCAGATACTTGTCGAGAAGATGCATAGATATCCGCAAGCAAACGTCATATGCTTCCGTCAGAAAGCTAATTCACTTCGAATGAGTGTGTACAACCAGATTGTGTGGGCTTTGCAAGAAGCAGGTGTAAGTAATGAATATAAGTTCCGAAACAATCCGATGACAATATTACACAAAAAAACAAATACTGGCTTTTATTTTATGGGAATGGATGACCCACAAAAAGTAAAAGGGATTAAGATTGAGAATGGTTATTTAACTGATTTGTGGTTTGAGGAAGCTGATGCGTTAAGAGACCATTCAGAAATAGATACTGTCCAGGATACGTTCATCCGTGAAGATTTACCTAACGGCGAGCTAGTCAATACGTGGATTAGCTACAACCCACCGAGAAATCAGTATCATTGGATTAATGATTGGTCGGAGATGCTGCGCTATGATGATAACTGGTTGGTGCATCACTCAACTTATTTAGATGATTTGCGAGGATATAACAGTCCACAGATTATTAAGAAGATTGAGAACTACAAAAAGCATGACTATGAGTATTATCGATGGCAGTATCTTGGAGAGATTATCGGACTTGGCTCGAACGTTTATAATGCGGATACCATTCAATTGATTGAAGAGTTGCCGGATGATCCGATTGTTGATGTGTGTTTGGCTTCTGATACTGGACACCAGACGTCAGCGACAGCAGTCAGCGCGTTTGGTATAACAGCTGGCGGGAAAGTAATTCTATTAGATACGCACTACTATGAACCAGCTGGGAAACGACTGAAGAAAGCACCGAGCGAGTTATCAGAAGATATATTTAACTTTGAGCAGTCGCTGGACTATCATATTTACAAGCGTACGATAGATTCGGCAGAAGGAGCGCTGCGTAATCAGTACCGTAAAGATTACAACATCGGCTGGCACCCTGTTGCAAAACAGAAAAAGCATATCATGATTGACTACACACATGATTTACTAGCGCAGGGTCGGTTCTACATACTGAACAATGATAACAATCAGGTGTTCTTAGAACAATTACGGCGTTATGAATGGGATGAGGACACTGTGACTGATGACAATCCTAAACCGCTGAAGGTGGATGATCACTGTTGCGATGTGTTTCAGTATTTTGTAACGGACAACTTGCGACGGCTAAACTTGAAACGGTAGGTGATGAGATGTTTGAACGGATAAAAGGATGGGTGAAAGGAGTTGGACGAGCGTTGGGATTAATTGACAACATAAACAAGCTGCGCGAACACAAAAATATAAATGCAGATGAGCTTGAATATGATCGTATAGACTTTAATAAACGATTGTACGGCGGATACGTGCAAGAATGGCATGACTTGGAATATCAAGGAACGATTGAGAAGATCAAGCGTAAGCAACGAACTTTGAACATGCCGAAAGTGCTAGCGAAAAAGTTGGCCAAGTTGACGTTTAACGAAGGTGTTCAGATATCTATTGGCGAAGATACAGGAAAAGAAGCGCAATGGGAATTAATCAAAGATGTTGTGACATCTAACCGATTCATTCGTGAGTTCCAGCGATACTTAGAGTATATGTTCGCGATGGGCGGTGTTGCTGTTGAAGTTTATTTAGACGGTGACGAACCAAAGATTGCCTACGCAACAGCTGATGCATTCTTTGCACTGTCGCAAGATACAGAGCAAGTGGATGAAGCTGTTATTGCAAATCAAGAGAAAGTGGACGGACGTTATTATACGCTGCTTAAATGGCATGAATGGGGGGCGTTCGAGAACGGACACAACTATAAGATAACGAATGAATTATATGAATCAGGCAACAAGGATGTTATTGGCGATAAAGTACGATTGAGTAAGCTCTATGATGATATGGAGCCAGTCAGTCTATTTACGCTGGAGCATCCACTATTTGTGTATTTCAAGCCGAATGAAGCGAACAACAAAAACATTACAAGCCCGCTCGGCATATCGGTGTTTGAGAACTGTCAAGATACAATCAGAATGCTAGACGTTATGTACGATTTCTGGTGGAACGAGTTCCGATTGGGTAAACGTCGAGTGGCTGTTCCTGAGTACTTAGTAAAGACTCAATTTAATGCACAAGGGAAACCTTATGTTACGTTTGATGACTCTGAAGAATTATTTGTGGCATTGAATAGCGCAGAAATGGACGATATGGAGATGAAAGATTTAACGGTAGACTTGCGAGTTGGTCAGATCGTGGAGTCTATCCAATCGTTGCTTGATGTGTTAGCAATGCAAGTTGGATTGTCACCAGGAACATTCACGTTCCA